CTTTTGTTGATGGTATGCAAAAAGCTATTAGTAAAGATGGGATGGTACATCCCCAATTTATGCAATGTGTTACGAGTACTGGCAGACTATCTTCTCGTAATCCCAACTTCCAAAACATGCCTAGAGGTAATACTTTTCCAGTTAGAGAATGTGTTACATCTAGGTGGGAAGGTGGGAAGATACTAGAGGGTGATTATTCACAACTTGAATTTAGAGTTGCGGGATTTTTAGCTAACGATAAACAAGTTTTAGAAGACATAAAAAACAAAGTTGATGTTCATAGCTACACAGCAAAGATACTTGGAGTATCACGACAAAAAGCTAAGTCTGACACTTTTAAACCGCTATATGGAGGTATATTAGGTACCCCAAAACAGATGCAATACTATCGTGCTTTTAAAAATAAATATTCGGGAATTACAAGTTGGCATAGAGAATTACAGAATGAAGCACTCATGTCAAATAAGATAAGATTACCTAGTGGAAGACAATATTTTTTTCCTAATGTTGAGAGATTACGCAGTGGAAGTGTAACAAATTCTACTGCTATTAAGAACTATCCTGTACAAGGATTTGCGACAGCAGATTTATTACCACTTGCATTAATTAATTTAAATAACCTATTGACAAAGTATGATTTAAAGTCTATTATATGCAACACAGTACATGATAGTATCGTTTTGGATGTGTATCCAGACGAAGATGAACAAGCTATCAAAACTTTAAAGGAGGCTATGTTGTCTATTTCAGATGAATGTGAAAAGCGATATGGTTTTAAATATACAATGCCAGTAGGAATTGAATTAAAAATCGGTAATGATTGGCTTAACATGAAGGAGATATATAACTCAGATGATTGAAAATAATACAAATGCTATTGCAGTGCCTAATGATATAAAAGCATTAAGTGATGCAGAGTTAATGAAGCTAACTGGACAGTTAGACAATGGTGGTACAGAAGGTTCTGTATTATCACGATTAACAATTAATTACCAAACAGAAGATGAAAATGACAATCCTTTACCAAGGGGTCATTTTGCTTTAAAAGTTGATGGTGATGGCGTATACGCTAAAACTGCTACTTTTAGACCATTCCTACGAATGTTTGCATATAGTTATTGGGATAATAATGATGAGGTTTTTACATCAAGTGTGCAAAGACCGTCATTAGGTGACCAATTTCCTGATTCTAATGGGGATTATAAGTGTGGAAAATTATCTAGAGAGCAAGTAGAAGCTTTAGCTGATAATGACCCTCAACGAGTAATACAAAGTTCCATTAAGTGTAATCAAGTTATATATGGTGTTGCTGACATGGATGGTAAAAAATCTGATGGTAGTGATGTTAATTTAAAACAAATTCCTTGTGTTCTTTATGCTAAAGGGGTTAATTATATACCCGTGGCTACAGCCCTTAAATCTTTAGCTACTCAAAAGAAACCAATGATACGAAACAATCTTTTATTATCTACCAAAAAACAGAAATCGGGTGGTAACACATTCTTTTCTATGGATATAAAAGTTGGTGAATCAGTAGAGTTATCTGAACAAGATACTACTCTATTAAAAGAGTTTGCGGTTGTAATAAAATCCGTAAACGAAGGCGTTATGGAAAAGCATAGAACTGCTGTTAAACAACAAACTAAAGATGGCGACCACTCCCTAGCTATTCAGTTGGACGAATAACAGTATGTTATCTACTCTAATAGAGAATTTTCTCTATGACGCAATTAGGGGGAAGTCTAAACCACTTCCCCCTTCTGTTATTAAAGAATTTAAAGAATCTTGTGGTAAAGCATTAGAAAAACAATTTAACGAACAAATGGATTGGCGTATTCGTATGTCTGGTTTAGGAAAGCCACTATGCCAACAACAATTAGAAAAAAAAGGTATTAAAAAAGAATTTCAGTATAATACAATAATAAAGTTTTTGATGGGTGATTTGCTAGAAGCGGTTGCTATAGCAGTTATGAAAGGTGCGGGTATAAACATAGAAAAATTACAAGAACCAGTATCATTAAAGATAGGTGATATAGAATTAAAAGGTACATACGATGTTAAAATAGATGGAAGAGTTTGGGATATAAAATCAGCAAGTCCTGCAAGTTTTCTTAGTAAATTTGGTGAGTATGGTAGCTACAATAAGATAAAAGAAAATGATTCTTTTGGTTATATTATGCAAGGTCATATGTACAGTGAAGCAGATAACTCTCCTTTTGGTGGTTGGATAGCTGTAAATAAAGTTACTGGTGAATTTGCTGTATGTGAAGCACCAGAAGACCAAGAAGAAGATAGAAAAGATATGTTAGAACAAGCTAACAGAACAATTAAGACACTTAATTCTAAAGCTAAATTTGAGAAGTTATTTACAGATATAGAAGAAACTTATGTGCCTAAATCTGGTAAACAAAAAGGTGAAAGAATAGCAACGGGAAATACAATACTAGAAAGCACTTGTGGGTACTGTGAATTTAGAAAACATTGTTGGCCTAAAGCAGTATTACACGAAAAAGTTACATCTAAAGCTAAATCAAAACCTTTTGTTTGGTACAATAAATTAAAAAATGTTGAGGTAAAAAATATATGAATGTATTATGGTTATCAAGTCCTTTTCGTAAAGATGATATACTAACTAATAACGATGCAGTTTGGGTATACACAGAAAATGAGTTAAGAGAAGGTGGTGGAGAAATGAGAGAATTTATGAGGAGTGCAGAAAACTGTCATCCTCTTATAACAAGAGAAACAATAGGTAAAGATGGATATTTTAGAGAGGATAACATAGCTAGAAAATCACGAATGATACATAACTATTTTAATGCATTACATATACGAATAAAACAAGGAAAATTAGCTATATTAAATACACTAGAAATAAATGAAGCTATAACTGAAATGGAAAAACATGCACCAATTTTAGGTGATATATTTTCTAGCAACGTAGATAAAACTAATAAATTTAAAATGAAAACTCTTTTATGAGTTTGAGAAAAGGTTTTAGGTCTGAATTTGAACGGGGGTTTGCTCATTGGTTGATAAAAAACAATATTAAATACGAGTATGAGAAATCATATGTTGAATACCAACCCAAGATTAAACGCTACACTCCCGATTTTTACCTTTCCAAACAAGATATATACATAGAAACAAAAGGATTTTTTGATTCAGCAGATAGAAAAAAACATTTACTTGTTAGAGAACAAAATCCAGATATTGATATTAGATTTTTATTTGTAAATGCTAATAATAAACTTAACAAATCCAGTAAAACAACTTATGGTACATGGTGTGACAAAAATAAAATACTCTGGGCAGAAAAAAGGATACCTCAAGAATGGCTGATGTAGATATAGAAACAGAAAAGATGTCTTTACTACCTAATAGATTTTATCTTGTATTAAGACCAACAACAGATGGGCAAGGGTTTGATGTAACAGCTTATGATACTACTGACCCTAAAAAACCTATACCATCAGCTTTTTTTGTTTTAAAAGGTATTATGGATATTCTAGATAATGATTTAGATGGATTAGTACAAAAAGGTCAGTTGTCTGTGATGGATAAAATGGTTGAACTAGAAGCTAAAGGTGATGATGTTACTTCTGATATGATATCTGATAACATAGAACATGTTAAATTAGGAAAATTACATTGAGTACAATAACAGAGAATAAATCTAATAGTATTAAAAAACTAAGAGAAAGTGATTTCTCGGTAACTAAATTTAGTAAAGATTTATCGTACGGTAAAAGACATGAAAAACTTGTGATGAAATCTATGGAAAATTTTGAATTAAAAACAGATAGAATGGCACATAAAACAGGTAATGTATATGTAGAATTTCAATCTAGAGGTAAAGATAGTGGTATTCTTACTAGTAAATCTGATACTTGGATATTTAAAATAGTAAGTAAAGGGGATAGGCATTTATTTTCTATACATATACCTTTATCAAGATTAAAAAAATTAGTTAGTAAAGATTATAGAATTTTGCCCGGAGGAGATAACTTAACTTCAAAAGGATATTTAGTTCCTTTAGGGGATTTAATAAAAGTATGACAATAGAATTTTGGCAATGGTGGTTATTATCTATGGTAACAGTTAATACAGTAATTAATAGCATTGTTTTTGTAGTAGGTAGAAAATTTAAAAAAGAAAAAAGATGATAGATTATTTTTATTATTTATGTGAACATTATGGTAGTAAAATAAGTAATTGGGCGTGGCATAAAAGATGGAATAAAAAAGGAAGAAAGAAATGAGTACAACAAAAGAATTTTTAGAAGAAGCAACAACTTTAGTTAGTGGGCAACGTCAAAAAGATTATGGAGATAAAACAGAAAATCATCAAAATATAGCTAACCTTTGGAGTGCTTATTTAGGATATACCATAAGTGCTGAAAATGTTGCTATAATGATGTGCTTATTAAAAATTGCTAGAACAAAATTAGGTGCTACAAGTAAAGATACATACATTGATATGTCAGCTTATAGTGCTATAGCGGGAGAAATACATTTTAAAGGTGATAAAAGTGGAAAATAGAATAGTTAAGATACGAAAACTAGATGATATAGCTGATAGAGATTGGGAGATAACACTAGAAAATGAAGGTAAAATATTTCATAATCATAAACATTTTTTTGAGATAGTAGAGAGAGGAATTGCTAATGAACCCCCTAAACCAATAGAAAAACCAATAGAAGCTAAAACTAATTCGGCAATATTTTTCCCTACAGAGGAAGAACAATTTGAAGAAATTAAAAAAAAAGAAAAGGAGGAAGTAGATGCTTTCAGAAAAGATATAAAAGAATTAAGTTATTACCAATGGAAAAAGAAATATGAAACGGGGGATAAAAAGAAATGATACATGGAAAACTCAACAACAATAGCTAGTTTTGAATTAAAAATAACTACCCAAGGATTGATAGTTGCAGAAAAAAAAATAGCCCCTGCAAACGAATTTACAGAGGCTATGGATAAGTGGAACCCATCTTACGAAAATACTCCTGTCATAGAATCTATGATAAAATACTCCGATGAAATTTTTAATCTTATGTTAAAAGATATACAAAAGATGACTTACTAGTTTACACCTAAAATTTCATAAAAAAATTAGTTGGATAATGGGTTGTTTCCTTTTAATTTTATTTCTTCTATTAATATATTTTGTAACTCATTTTCTTTTAGTGCAATAGCCACATCTTTACTTAATTTTTCAATGTCTTCTTCTAATTCCCAAGCGTATTCTTCTAATTCTTTAAGAGAACTAAGAAGAGGTTTTAAATTAGCACGTTCTGGTAGCATAGCTATTTGTTCTCTTATTTTACCTATCTCTTTAAATACTAAAGTTAAATCTGTAGGTTTAATTTGTTCTTCTACTTTATTAATTCTATCTATTAAATCTACTTTGTATTCATTTGCATAGAGTAAAACTTCATCAAATTGTTTTGTTAACTCTTTGTCTTTTTGTTTTAGTGGGCTTAAATTAATTGGAGGCTCCGCTTCTAGTGCATCTAATCGTGAATTAAACTGGC